ACTCAAAGCGCGCACCGTTGGACTCATCATGGCAAGGTCTTTAATGCCTTGACCAAGGCGATCCACTGGGCTGATTACCGCGTTCTCAATCGCTTTCGGGTCAAGCTGAGGTGTTGTGCTCTGCACAGCGGCGCTACTACCACCGCCTCCACCTCCGCCACGAGTCATACTACGCTCGCCTGATTCACCACCAGGACGGCCCGGATGAGTGCTGCGGCTGCGGCCACCGCCGCCTCCACCGCCACGGCTACCGCCACCGCCACGGCTACCGCCGCCACCACCCATACCACCTTGGTTAGCAGCGCGGCCACCGCCATCACCCAGCCCGCCACCGCGACGCAGGTTAACAATGCCGCCGCTAGCAAAAAGAGGTCCGCCGCCAAACCCAGTCGGCATCGGACGGCCAACAGCAGCATAGTTAGCACGGATGCGGTTCTGCGCTTCTTGAAGCTCGGCCTCGCGCTCAGCCTCCATGTCTTCTTTTCGCGCTTTGATTCGGTCCTGAGCACGCATTTGAGCTTGACCACCAAGGCCAACAGCGCCTGCAGTGGCCGGGAGACGCGCCTGCTGCATAAACTGCTGGCGAACGCCCTCATCACGAAACACATTTTTAGCGCCTTCAAGCATCTGCGGGGCGTCTGCGTACTGGCTTTGCTGAACAGCTTGTTGCGGGTCAAACGTCATGCTGCCGCCTGTAGAAGAGGGGCTAGGCATGCTGGGCTGAATTGGTTGAAGACTAGCGCCCGCTGTTGCACCCTGCCCCATTGTGCTAATACTTGGTTGAGATGGGGCCGACTGATCCGCAACTGATAGCGGTCCAGCTTGAGACGCCGAAGGAGCTGCTTGGCTAGTCACTTCAAACCCAGTTTGTTGGCCAGCAACAGCTTGGCCGATGTCAGGAGCACTTGTGGTTGCAGCTTGTGACCCCGCCTGCCCTGCAGCCGAACCAGCTTCCGCAGCGCCACTCAGCGCGTTACCAATTCCGCTGGCAGCACCAGCAGTCAGACCAGCGAACAAGCCGCGTCGTAGCGGGTCGTCCATATCACGGAGTTCAGCTTCCGCAGCACCAAGCCCACCTGCAATAGCACCAGTAGCCAGCGCGCTACCACCAACACCAAGACCTCCAGCGACCAAAGGTGCGGCAAACGGCGCAAACAAGAATGCTTCTGGCAGGCCAGTCTCAGGGTTCGTGGTGAGTTCTTGGCCCATTGTCTCGCGGGCCAATGCGTTAAGCCCAGCCACTTCATCTGTCGAGACGTGCATTAGCGTATTATCGCCGTTACGTCCTTTGGCTGCTAAATCTTTGATGCCGCTCATGAGGAGACCTCAGTACCAGTTTGTCTGCATTGTATCAAGTCCGGTCGATTTCTAAATAGCTCAAGTAAAAGTCTACATCAGCTTGAGAGGACTCAACCGTTAAATTATCGCCCGCCTGTAAAACACAGGAAACGCCACTAAACGCATCCATCGTCGCATTGACCGGAAGAAAGTGATTACTCAGCAGAGAATAAGCCGTCGCGCCGCCCTCGGGGTAAATCCTTACATCCAGCAGCGTGCTTGCTGAGTTCGCATTGGTGATTCGCAGCGAGGTGAGGATCGCCGTATTGGCGTCAGGCACCGTGTAGAGCGTCTCTTCAGTCGCGGCGACGGGGCTTTTTATCTGACGGAAATACTTGTTAGCCATTGTTAGTCTCCGCTGAGAGAAAATGTGCAGTGAGAATCACAGACGGGATGGCAGGTCGGTCTGGGCTGGTTCGCTCAGGATAGTATTCAAGCCCCACATCTGTATCGCTCGCCCACCAATTTATCTCAAGATACTCAGTCACAGGGTCGTTGACTGTGAAAATCCCAGAAATGTTAGCTACCACATGCCCCCAGACCCCTGTTGATTTTCTAGCAGGCACATCAAACCGAGTGTTACTCAACGGATAGTTAACTCCTGTGTTAACAGCCCACAACTCAAACTCTTTTACGGCGTTTGCCCGATTAGTCACCTGACAGCTGACATTGATCTGATACTGGCCGGGGTAGTCAAAAAATAGTTGAGAGTCGTTTTCCACACGGATGCCAGCGCCAAAAATAGGCGTGTTTAGCCGAACAGCGTTTGCTGCGGTTGTAGAAGTAGTTGTCTGGTCGTTACTGTCCATAAACATCGCGTAGGGCAGCATCATACCGACGCTGTCCTGAAACCCGCGCACATGCCCTGAAAACCCACCACCTGCACCAGCCCCACCACCAAGAGACCATGACAGAGCACTGACAGTATTTTCGCTTGTGACGGGCGTGTAGCTCGTGTTGAGCTGCAGCACAATCTGCTGGAGCGCTTCTTTGAGCTGGTTGAAGTCCTGCGCAGTGGGCTGCGACGTAGTAGCCGAAGCAGGCAGGCGGATATTGACAATTTTACTCATCGGCGGCCATCCGGTTGCATGTCGATCCGGGCATCACCGTATTTCCAATAATCACCCAAGCTGCTACTGCGAATGCGAAGAGCAAGCTGGCGACCACGAATGCGCGTGTCGATCCGCGAGGTGCCGGGCTGGACAGTGCCAACCACTTCTTTGACTGAGTCACTCAGCGGGTAGTAGCGAGACTTAAGCCGAACGTCCAAGCTACCTTCAAGGAAAAAGTCAGGCACGAACCGACGCACGAACATCAGGCTGTCGCCCTGTCCAATGTCAAAGTCTGCGGAAGTCACTGAGGCGACCATCGGGTCGCCATCCGCATCACGGCCAAACTCATGGTTGTATGTAAACCCACGCCGGTCTGTGGCAATCGGGTAGTCCAACGACCCACGGTCAACCCACGTTGTGCGCTCAAGCCGCCCGATCCACCACAACTTATCAATCACGTTGTAGCTCACATATCGGCAAGTCTCTGAATTACCAACAAAATCAGGCTCTGTGACTTTACTCTCATCGCCGTGCTGGATGGCCACTGTGCCACGCTGTCCTCGCGAGCAGTTCAAAAACCGCACGTCAGTCTTGCCGTCGTAGTCGATGATCTCATCTTCGACCTTAATTGACCCAGTCAACGGAAACCCTGCGGTATTCTCCACCAGTATGTCTGTATCTTGCGCACTGATGGCACCGTTGAGCTTGGTCGCCTCGATCTCTCGGGTGGGGTAAAACCACATGATCTCGTGGTTCTCGCGGTCAAGCGCTGTGAAAATCTTGTCTTTCTGCTGGATGTTTAGCTCTTCAAAAACGTATCGCTGCACGGTGCAGGGCAGTACACCAGTACCACCTTGGAACTCGTAAAATGCGTTTTCCCCCATCCAATAAATAATGTTGTTGTACGCCGCCCAAGCACGAGAACTGGCAATACCAGATGAAGTGCCTACTTGAGCAAAACCAAATGTGAATGGCGGGCCGATAAACTGCATCGACTCAACCGCTTCATCCGTCCAGACAAGCACCTGATTTTCAGTGTTTGCTGCAGCAATGATTTTTGTTCCCGCTGTTAGCAGTTGGCTGCCTGCCGTGTTGGTCGATGTAGGCGTCCAGTCTGTAAAGTCTTCTTGCTGTGACCAGCGAATTTGCAACGCGTCGAGCGCGGTGTTTGCGTTAGCGGTGCCGGGTTCATTGCATCCGAAGCACACCATGTGGCGGTCTTTAGTAACCAGTACGGTAGTGGTCTTATGGGGCGCTTGAGTGATCTGCGTTGCGCGTTGTGTTGGCGTTGTCGCATCCCAAATGTAAACCGCACCGCCACGTGGACTGATAATGAGGTCTTCGCCCCAGTTCTGCAGAGACCACACACGAATATCAATCGACACACCTTTATCTCGCGGTGTGCCCCACGCGTCGACACCCCACTCGCCAGCTCCCCAGCCAAACTGATAGGCGGAGTCAGAAGGTCCGGGGTTAATCTGGTATTCAGCGTCAAGCGCCCCGCCGCCTGATGCAACAGTAGATGTCGCAGCGGTAGTAACCGTAATCGTGTATGTATCCCCGTCAATAACAGTGACTTGATGCTCAGCGTTAATTTCACCTGCAGGCACGCCGCCTACAGAGTCAGCGCCGGAAATCGTGACAAACGCACCGTCATCTGCGCCATGCGCAATGTCAGTGATAGTCAGCGTGGTAGAGCCAGAAGTTGTGGAGATAGCGTCAGTCAGAGAAGAGATTGTGCGAATCGGCGTAATGTCAGTGACTTGCCCGCCCGACTGCACATAGACTTTAAACTGCGTGGCAAACGCTGTGTAGATAGAGCCGTTCAATATGCGCCAGACGTAACTGGCACGGGGTGTGCCAACCAGCGGATCATCAAGGTACTTTTGCCAGCCGCCGATCTTTTCAGGCTTACCGGAACGGAACCGAATTTTATCCGAGTCCACCCAGTCACCCTCCTGCGTATAGGGGGTGTTTTCTTTGTTTACACCGGGTCGGAAATTCAGTTCCTGATAAGCCATATCAGCCTCCGCGACTGTGTCGCAGCTTAATCTTCGTCGCGCTCAATGCTGACATCTTCGTCATGTTCAAGGTGCAGGCGCGTGCCGTT